ACATGGCCTAATCAAACTGTTAACGCTACTTTAGGCGGAAGTTACACTACTAACGGAATTGCATACGCAGACAGCACGACCACATTGGCTACTGGTACAGCGCTAACATTTAACGGAACTCTGATGACGTTGGGTACGCCAGCGTTGGCAAAGCGTTTTAGTATTGGCGGCGATACGTTGACGAACACCACGTTCAGCATTGAGTCAACAACATCAACCTCAGTTGCGCCAATCATCCAGCTCCACCGTTCAAACTCTACTTTGAATAATCTTCAGACTGTTGGCAGCTTATCTTTTACCCGGTTGCTATCTGATACTACTCAAGTAACAGCTGCCCAAATTTTTGTAACTGGTTCAAATAATTCCGCGTCTCAAGCAGCGTCAATGTTTCTTGAGAGCTATACAGACTTTAAATTTAGACTTTACAACACTGGTTCAACTGTTGAAAAAATGCGTCTTGATGTTAATGGGTATTTGCTCGTTAACTACACATCAAGCAATGGCGCGTACCCCCTGCAAGTAAACGGTCAAATCTTTGCGACCAGTAGTACGATTGCAACTTCCGATGCGCGTTATAAAGAAAATGTTACTACGCTTGACGGCGCTTTAGATGTTGTGAAAGCTTTGCGCCCAGTTCAGTTTAACTGGAAGCAACACGCAACTCACAATTTTGATACGCAAACACCAACCATTGGCTTCTTGGCTCAAGAGGTGCAGCAGGTTTTGGCTGACAAGCCGTATTTGAATAGCGTTATAAAGAGCAGCGACTGCGTTACGCAAGAGGAAGAGTTAAACGATGCTGGTGATATTGTGAAAGAAAAAATCACCGAAGAGTTCTTGGGTATTGCTGAAAGTAACTTAATTGCTATTTTGACCAAAGCCATGCAGGAACAGCAGGCGCAGATTGAAGCTTTGACAGCACGTTTGAACGCAGCTAATCTTTAAACAATTGGGGCCAATTGAATTGACCGATCCGACCACCTAAGCAGTAAAAGGTTAAGGGGAAATGATTGACCCCATATCAGCGCTCGAAGGACTACAAACTGCAATCAGTGTAGTCAAAAAAGCTAGCAAGGTCGCAAGTGATCTGGCGGGCTTGGCTCCATCCATTGCGCGGCTTTTCGACGCAAAGAGCACCGCTACCAAAGCGATGCTTCAAGCAAAACGTACAGGTGGTAAGTCAAACCTAGGCGCTGCATTACAGATTGAGATGGCCTTGGATGAGGCCAAGCGGTTTGAAGAGCAGCTCAAAATGCTGTTTATGCAGGCGGGACGCATAGACGTATGGAATGCTGCTAAAGCCCGTCAAGCTGAGATGGATAGGGACGATGCCAAAGAGATGGCAGAGCTAAAGGCTGAAGAGAAGAAACGCAAGGAAGAAGAACAAGAGCAGATGGCGTGGGCGATTGGTGTTGTTGTGATTGTGATGCTCCTTGGCGCAGTTGGCTGGGGTATTGCTGAGATACAAGATTACTGTGCCAAGACAAGGTGTGGTCGGTGAATGAGTACCAGAAGCAAGCTGACCTCTTCTTCAAAGTGTTCGTGCGCTTGTGTGTGGCTTGGTGGGTGCTTGGCTTACTCAAATTTTTGCCTGATGATTTGTCAGACAAGATCGTAAACAAGCTACTTGGGATGTTTGGTCTATGAGCGACGAGAAGCCCGCAGACATATTGAGCAAGGTGCTGTCCTATGTGGATAGCCCGTTTAAACTGTTTGCGCTCTTGCTCATGGCGGTGTTTGCGTTTGCTGGGTACTTTGTTTGGCAGAACCAGACGTTTCTATTTGAGGCGTACAAGGAAAACAAGAAGCTTCCAATGATTGCGGAAGACAGGGCTGAGGATGTTGTAGCTCACCTGTTTAAGAACACGGACGCAACGGTGATTGCCATATTTAAGGTGAATCCGTTGTTTGGCACAAGAGTTCTGTTTCGGGCGTACACCCGTGAGGGTAGGGATAAAACGCATGATGGTTTGGACGTAGGGCTGTTTACACAAAGTTCTTCCAATAATCGTGATGTAATTGCACTGATGGCCAATGAAATACCGTGTAGCGAATACGCTGTGGCTCAGAGTGAGATTGGGCTTTGGTACATTGAGAAGGGTGTAACCTTTGGATGCCGTGTCAGTGTGCCGCCAGAGCCGGGTAGGTTTGTTGGGCAGATTACGGTAGGTTGGGACAAAGAACCCAAGGATTTAAACAAGGCAATTAGCATGTTGCAGATTGCAAGTACGATGTTAAGTAAAAGCAAACAGTAAAGGATTACCATGCTGACACTACTATCAACCCTAATCTCCTTCCTGATGGGCGGCCTGCCCAAGATTCTGGAGTTCTTCCAAGACCGGCAAGACAAGAAGCATGAGCTAAACCTTGCCCAGATGCAGATTACCCGTGAGCTAGAGCTGCGTAAAGCAGGCTTTGAAGCGCAAGAGCGGATCGAGCACATAAAGTCAGAACAGCTAGAAACAGAGAGTGCGGCCAATACCAAGCAGATTCTGATAGGCGCTCAACAGGCTGAGATGCAGGCAATTTATGCCCACGATACAGCTTTAAACGAGGGTACATCCACATGGATGAAGAACCTTCGCGCTTCTGTTCGCCCAGTTATCACTTACGGCTTCTTCTTCCTGTTGGTGTTTATTGACATTGGCCTGTTTGCCTACGGCTGGAGCCGTGGTGTGCCGTTTACAGAGCTAGCCGAAATGCTGTGGGATCCTGAAACCCAAGCCTTGTTTGCCAGCATCATTGCTTTCCACTTTGGTGGTCGGGCGTTCGGCAAATGAACATCTCAGCCAAGTGCCTGCACATGATTCGCCATCACGAGGGCGTGAGGCAGAATCCGTATAAATGCCCAGCCAAGTTGTGGACGGTTGGCGTTGGGCACGTAATGTTTCCAGAGCAGGGCAAGCTCAAGATAGACCAGCGCGATGCCTTTGTGCCACCCCCAGAGGCAATGCGTAAACATTCAATGGAGGAAGTCGATGCAATACTTAGGGCCGATCTTGCTCGGTTTGAGAAAGGCGTGGTTACTTATTGTCCTGTGCCTCTTACTCAAGGACAGTTTGACGCATTGGTTTCATTTTCATTCAATGTTGGGTTAGGCACTCTCCAGAGGTCAACCCTGCGTCAAAAGGTGCTTCGTGGTGATATGGAAGGCGCGGCGGAAGAACTCTTGAAGTATTGCATGGCTGGTGGCAAAATACTCAAAGGGCTGCAAAACCGTCGTATCGACGAACGCGCCGTGTTTCTATCTTAGGACTGCCGATGCCGCTCAAAAAGCTAACCATGAAAGCCGGTGTAAACAGGGAGAATACCCGATACACCAATGAGAACGGATACTATGTCTCAGACAAGGTTCGTTTTCGTCAGGGTACGCCAGAGAAAATTGGTGGCTGGACTCGCATTTCCGCAACATTCTTTCAGGGTATTTGTCGTTCTTTGTGGAATTGGGTCACATTAGGCGGCGCTAATTTGCTTGGTGTTGGCACTAACTTAAAATTTTATATTGAGTTTGGTGATCTGTACTATGACATTACGCCAATTCGGGCGTCTTCTGTTATTAACAACAACCCGTTTACCGGTAATGGTACAACTACCGTAACCGTTACTGATACGGCTCACGGGGGTGTGTCAGGCGATTTTGTTACTTTTAGTGGGGCTACTGGAACGTACGCCTCTACGTTTAACGCTGAGTTTCAAATCACAGTTACAAGCCCAAACACGTACACCATTACAACAGGGTCGGTAATTGCTGCCGGTTCATATGGCGGCGCATCCGTAACCGCGGCCTACCAAATTAACGTTGGTGCTGAGGTTGAACTGCCTATTATCGGATGGGGCGCTGGTGGTTGGAACACTGGAACATGGGGTAACGGTACACCCACGGCAATTCCAATTCGGCTCTGGTCACAGTCTAACTTTGGCGAGAACTTAATTTTTGGTTACCGTGGCGGGCCAATCTACTACTGGATTAACAATCAAGGTCTAACAACGCGAGGCGTTAATGTTTCTACGCTTGGCGGGACGGTGTCTTTTACCAACAGTGCAGTTACAGGTCTACCCACAGTAGTTACGTCTACCGCATCGCCTCTAGTAACTTTTACCGAAAATACTGCAATTCAATTTGCCGCAACAAGCTCACTGCCTACAGGCATAAGCTCCAGTGTGATCTATTACGTGTATAACGTAGAAGGCGCAAGTTATAACCTCTTGCCCGCAGGAAGTTCAGTTCCAGTAAGTACAACTTCAACTGGATCAGGTGTTTACATTTCAAACATTGTTGACGTCCCCGTAATTCAAAACTTCCTCATGGTCTCGGACGCCTATCGCTTTGTGTTTGCGTTTGGCTGTAATGACTATGGTAGTTTAGAACAAAACCCAATGCTGTTGCGTTGGTCTGGTCGGGAAGATATTACTCAATGGTCACCGGACGACACCAATCAGGCCGGTAGTACTTTGTTATCACACGGCTCAAAGATTGTGACTGCACTGCAGACTCGCCAAGAGATTGTGGTGTTCACTGACTCATCGCTTTATTCTTTGCAGTACCAAGGCCCTCCACAAGTTTGGAGTTCTCAATTGCTTGGCGACAACATCTCTATCCTCAGTGAGAATGCCGCTGCAATTGGCTCTGGCGTGATCTACTGGATGGGCGTGGACAAGTTCTACAAATACGATGGTCGCGTACAAACTTTGCGTTGCGATTTACGTAAGTACATCTACGGCAATATTAATTTTGAGCAACAAGATCAATTCTTTGCTGGGACCAACGAAGGATTTAATGAGGTCTGGTGGTTTTATTGCTCTATCACTGGGCCTAATGGCACGGGGACTGTGGCTAACCCCAACACAACTATTGACCGATACGTAATTTACAACTACATCGAAGATATTTGGATGTATGGCAATATGGGCAGGACCGCGTGGTTAGACTCTGCTTTGCGCAATTACCCGATGGCCGCTACGTACATCAACAACGTTGTTTATCATGAACTAGGGGTGGATGACAACTCTACGCCCACCGCCACTGCGATTAACGCAGTTATTGAAACAACTGAATTTGACATCGACGACGGCGACCATTTTGGTTTTGTGTGGCGCATACTGCCTGACATTACGTTTGAAAACTCTACACAATCTAGCTCGCCGCAAGTCACTATGACTTTGATCCCGATGCAAAACTCTGGATCAGGATACAACTCTCCGCAGTCGGTTGGAAGCACAAGCTCTGCAACCATTCAACGTGTTGCCGAAGTGCCTATTGAGCAATTTACTGGGCAGGTTTATGTCAGGGTTCGCGGTCGCCAGATGATTCTTAAGATTGAGTCAAACCGGATTGGCACTCAATGGCAGCTGGGAAGTCCACGTATCGACATCAAACAAGACGGTCGCAGAGGTAATTCATGACGCTTATTGTTACGTCAGAGTTTGAGCTTAGCCAAGTTGCTGCGCCTAACTTACCACTTGCGCCGTCAGAATACGAGCGTCAGTATCAGGATCAGCTCAACAACGTTCTTCGTCTGTACTTCAACAGGCTTGACTCGATCTTGGGTCAGTTGCAAACGGGTTCAGGCTTAATTGACGGCTCTGGCGTTCAGCTGCCTTACGGCGCATTTTCTAGCAATCAAGATCAAACAGCAACAGCAAATACTGAGACGTTGATGACGTTGAATACAACAGACTTTGCGAATAATGTTGCACTTACAAGTCCTTCCAGAATAACAGTCACAAAACCCGGCATCTACAACTTGCAGTTCAGTACGCAGTTTCAGAACACCGACAATCAAATCCAAGACATGAGCATTTGGCTCAAGCAAAACGGTGTGAATATTCCGGGATCAACAGGCTTTATTTCTATCCCCGCCCATAAGAGTGCGTCTGCTGGTGAAGAAGCCCATGAGATTATTGGCTGGAATTATTATTTAAGTATGGCTGCTGATGACTATGTTCAGATATATTGGTCAACCACAAATGCGTCTGTGACTATTCAGCACTACCCAGCCGCCACGGGGCCCGTGCGCCCTTCTACGCAATCTGTTGTAGCCACAATGACATTTGTGTCCGCTCTGCCATAAGGAAAAACATGATCGAACAAGATTCATACGACAGCATGTTTGAAGACCGTCCTATTAGGGGCCTTTCCGCTATGGAGCGGAGAGAAGAGCTGGCCAACATGTTGGCTGAGCAAAACAAACCGGCGGAGTCTCCCAACAACGCAGCACTAGATGCTTTAACCAAGCAAATACTTGGGTCAAGCAATACATCTAAATGGACTGGTGTGGGCCGCGGTTCTGCTGAAGCCAATGCTCGCGATATGGCCAAGATTATGGCTGATATCGGCATTACTGACATTAAACAGTTTGGCCCGATAACCCGGCAAGTTGAGCAGTATGTTGGAAGTGATGACTCTGGTAATCCAATTTACGAGACCCAAACTGAAAACACATTTGGTAATAAAGAAACAGGTCAAGCAGTCCCTCTTACGTATGGTGGTCGTCAAGGGGGGAATTTCTTTGGTGGCACTTACGAAGGTAAAGGCAACACCGGCTACGGCGTTCAGTTTGATCCCCAAGGCAATCCCATCTTTTACACGCAGGGCGCGTCGTCTAATGATCTAGTAAATCTGTTTCAAGACAACCCTATTTTAGGCGCGGTTGCGCAAGTGGCCGCTGCATCTTTTGGTGGCCCCGCGGGTTCGGCTGCACTAGCAGCTGCGATGGGTAAAAACCCAAAGGATATTCTTAAATCTGCGGCTCTTTCTTATGCCGGTAATCAAGCCGCAAACTTAGTGTCCGGCTCAGGGGCTGTTACAGATCTATTGGGTAAGACTGGAACTAACATTGCGGCAAACACCGCAAAGCAAGTAGTTGGCAGTGGGGGCAAAGTTGACCCAGTTCAAGCGTTGCTTGGAAACGTACTTGATACCGGGGTTAATAGTTTGTCAACAGTACTGCCCGATGTAGGCGGTTTTATACCTGAAGATCTAAAAGGTGTAGCAAACACTGTCGCTAAAGCAGCTATCTCTGGCAAGCCTATAGATCAGGCAGTAGCTGGTTATCTTACAGGCCAAGCACTTAACTCTAGTAAAACGCCAAGTAGTTCTTCTGGAGTTGATAAAACAACAATTGGTGATTTTGAAGATACCGAAATTACTCGACTTCAAAAACTAGGTTACACAAAAGATCAGATCAAGGAATACTTTAATCGCTTAGAAAACTTAACCGGGGCATTTGATGACCCCGTAGAAGCACTGCCTGTAAATGAAACATCACCAAGCACGAGCTCTTTAAGTGATAACACGCAGGTTGAAGAAGCCGATGACTTTTTAAAGTCTATTGGTATCAATACCCTTGATAAAGCTAAAGACAGCGGGCTAAGCAACAAAGATATTGAAGATATGATCAGCGGCGGTAATGAACTTATCATTACTGGCAACCGCGATACTGTCGGCAGGGGCGTGTCTAACGACATCCTCCGCAATCTTGAAGATGTTGGTGTAGATCCTAATGAACTTGTCATTACCACCAACCGTGATACTGTCGGCAGGGGCATGTCTAATGACATCCTTCGCAATCTTGAAGATGCTGGTGTAGACCCTAATGAACTTATCATTACCACCAACCGTGATACTGTCGGCGGGGGCATGTCTAATGACATCCTTCGCAATCTTGAAGATGCTGGTGTAGACCCTAATGAACTTATCATTACCACCAACCGTGATACTGTCGGCGGGGGCATGTCTAATGACATCCTTCGCAATCTTGAAGATGCTGGTGTAGATCCTAATGAACTTATCATAACCGGTAACAAAGAACCTAATTACTTGCGGACGGACGATGATTTCCCAGCTACGCCTATTAAAGACGAAGGCGAATTAGTAATTACCACCGACCGTGATAAGACGCAAGAGCATGTATTTGACCCGACGTTTGGTGGAACGAAACCATCACCGGTCACATCAACCACACCAACCACACCCGTGGTGAAACCGGGTACACCCGCGGTAAAACCGGGTACACCTGCTGTAAAACCAACTACGCAGACTCAGACAAACCCGCTTGATTTGATGAGTTTGTTTACCATGCTTAGCCCCGGACAACAGGCCCCACAAATGCCTAGGCAAAAGAATAGCGCCGAGATAGAATTGATGAAAGACATCTTTGGCTCTACCCTTAATTTTGATTGACCCGCAGTGAGCCAGTAAAGGAAATAAATATGTCACCTCTAAAATACGAAGAAACCTCTCTCCGCGACTTTATAGACATAAACTCCCCCGCCGGTAGTGGGGGCGATATAGACTACGGTAGCACTGGCGATACAGACTACGGTGACTATGGTTCTTCAACTGGTAGAGGCAGTGCTGGAACTTCGTACACTATCGACAAAGATGGTAATGAAATTACCAATGACGGTACTGATTATACTTATGATACTGGCGGTGATGGCGGCTCAATTTCAAGTGGCATAACTAGCATTCTTAAAAAACTGTTTGTAAAAAAAGACGGTACTCTGGATTTACAGGCGCTGGGTGCTATGGGTGGTGGCTTGGCTGGTCTGCTTGGCGCAAACAAATCTTCAGTCACACCTACTGGGTTTCAGGGCAAGATCCCTAAGTACACTGCCGTGCGCAACATGGTTACTGCGCCTCCCGCTGGTCGTCGTCCCGGCGCTGGTGGTGTGAGGTATGGCGGTGATGTGCAGTATTTCACTAAAGGGCAAGTGCCATCCCAAGGGAAAAATCCAGAAACAGGGTCTTCGTTTACTTTTGAAACCAAGTCCGGTGTAGGTCCGTCTTTAGTAGGTTTACCCCAAGATACAGATAACAATACTAAGTTAAACGGCAACCCTAAGATTTCAGATATGCAGTACACCCTTGAAGACCAAGCAAGGGATAATTACTTACGCACTGTAAATCCAACATATAAGTCAGATAGAGAGGCAGGCATGCGTACACAGCAACCTTATGCCCAAGGCGGTTTAGCTGCTTTAGCGCAGGGTGGAGAAGCGCGTTACCTGCAAGGTGGGACCGACGGCATGTCTGATGAAATCCCAGCGCAAATTGGTGAGAACCAGCCAGCTGCTTTAAGTCACGGCGAGTTTGTAGTTCCCGCTGACGTAGTGTCTCATTTAGGCAACGGTAATTCTGATGCGGGTGCTAGAAAGTTATACGAGATGATGGACCGTATTCGTGAAGCCCGCACTGGTTCAAAAGAACAAGGTAAAGAAATTGACCCCGACGAGTTTACGCTTGGTGGTCTAGCCAAAGCCTATGCTCAGGGCGGCGCGGTTCAGCGCTACCAAGGTGGTGGCATTACTGGTGCGGGTTCTGCCGCCAATGCCGGTGTTACGGGTACAGAGTCTAGCTTGTCCAACTGGGCCGGTGAATATGTCACCGATATGCTCGGCAAGGGTCAAGCTTTGTCAGAAATGCCGTACCAACAGTACGAAGGCCCGCTAACTGCTGGCGCTTCTAATCTGCAGAACCAAGCGTTTGGTGGTGCTAGTAATCTGACAGTCCCCGGTAGTGTTGGCACTGCTGCAAATACGGCTGGAGATATCGCTAGCAAAGCACAAAATATGGGGTACACACCCGCAACGTTTACAAATCAGTACACTGCGCCCACCCCCTATCAGCCTACGACTTTTTCTGCTGATAAGTTTAACGCGCAGCAAGCCCAGCAGTACATGGATCCGTTCTTGCAAGCGTCCTTAAATCCTCAACTGGCAGCGGCTCGTCGTGAAGCCGCTATTAAGCAGCAGGAAACTGATGCGATGATGGCCAAGTCTGGCGCTTTTGGTGGTGGCCGGTCAGCTATTATGTCTGCCGCGAACAACCGTAACCTTGCTTCCAGCCTAGCTGACATTACTGGCAAGGGCTACAGCTCTGCGTATAAGAACGCAATGGATCAGTTCAATGCTGATCAGGCTCGTAATATGCTTGCCCAGCAAGAGACCGAGAAATCTAGACAGTTTGGTTCTACTCAAGGCATGACCGCCGCAGAGTTGAGAGCTAAGTATGGTCAGGATGCGGCCAGAGATATTGAATCTTCAAGACAGTTTGGTTCTACTCAGGGTCTTAACTCCCTTAAAACTGCACTTGATGCAGCTAAAGCACAAGGCGATCTGGGTATTTCTGGTGCTGATCTCAACCTGCGTAACATCAAAGCTCAGGGCGACCTTGGCGCAGT